CCGCTTCCAAGTCCCCTTCGGTCCGGGCCGGTACCTTGCCGACCAGCCCGCGGACTTGGTGTCATCGCAATTGTCCAAGAAGGTGTCGACGGCCTCCGAGAAGGAAGTGCCGACCAATGGAACGGGGGTCTTCGAGTAGTTTTGGAAGAAGGCTTCCATCTTGCTCTCGAAGTCGGGCTCCGCTCTCACCTTGTCCCAGTTGCCAGGCTTCATTTGCCCGCACTGACCCACGTAGCTCTCAACTACGGCGTCCGAGCCAGATGGTGGCATAATGTAACCCGCAACCGCTTCGGCCAGGTTCTTGCCGTCGCCCATGACTTTGCCGGCGCAAGCGGCCAGGAAGTCCTGTGATACGCTTTGGACCTCCGTCGTCTTCCCCCTGGAATCCTCGCACGTGCCGACCTTGACGGACATTATCTGCCCATCGGCGTTGCGGCGAGTGTTCTTGAGGTTCCGTTGTGGCTTGGACCACACCTTCTTGTTGCCAACGTCGAGATACTCTCTCATCGCTTTCATCCCATCCAGCTTGAGAAGGTTGGCCGCTCCGCAGCCCTCCAGCGTCTCGAGGCCTTTCACGTCGCCCTCCCTCATCCAGAGGTCCAAACCGAGCTTCATCTTGGAATCCCTCAAAGCTTGGTTGGTGGGAACTCCCGTGGAGGTCCCTAGAGGAGGCTTCGTGTCTTGCAGGGTCTTGGCCCAGTAATTAGTGTTCCGCGCGAACGCTTTCCTCGGGTTGAAATCCGTGGGCAAATCCGTCCGGAAACTCTGGTTCCGCGTCGTCTTCGGATCATCCACCATCAACTTTGTGGGGGGGGGGGTTTCCGGAGGGGCAGGCTTGTAGCCCAAACCCCAATAGGTAAACCACCTCTCCTCGTTGGAGCCGTTGTGAGTGTTCCAAACAGCGAGCTCCCCGGCGTCGACCAAGGTGTCAAGGTCCCTGACTTGATCAGGCGAGAAACCTAGAGCATCCTGGGCGACCCACGGCGTGCCTTGGTTGTCCCAGTAACCTGGCTCAGCGGCCTTGAGGCGCTCGCGCACACTTTCGTTTACGAACGTCCCAAACCGTCTAAGCTGTCCCTTTCTCTTAAGGGCACTCACGTTACTCGCACTCGCTTCCGTGCCCCACATCGCGTCCTCTCTCTCCGCGTCAACAATGCGGTTCATGTCCTCATTGATCTCCCAATCGTCCATGAACTCGGCGAAGGACTTCTTAGCCTCCCGGCTCTCATTCCTCACCGCGCCCCCGGCCAGCTGATTGTAGATCGAACCTTGCTTAACCTCGGGGAAGATTCCGAGCTTCGCCTGCTTCATGAAGAAGGCAATGGCACTCGACGTTATGGCGTAATTCGCATTGACGCCTCCCGAAATGTGCAATCCCAAAATCTTCCTCACCCCGTTGATTCGTGTGACCACGGGAGAACCGGACCAGCCTTCACGCGTGTTGCAAGTGTATGCAAACACACCCTCCTTGGCCTCCAAATCAGGTTGTTCAAGGATACGACCCGAGGACATCTTGAAAATGCCCTCCGAACAGCCGAAG